GCTCTTTGCCCTCTCTTAAAATTGGTTTAAAATCAGAAAGTTCCTCAATGGAGTCAACTTCTACAGTCATATATCTTTTATTTCGTTCAACCCATTCTATTTCAACTTTAATACTCATTAGTCTTGCTCCTTTAAATATTTCTCTCTTAAATCTTCTGTAAATTTAAAAGCGTTTTCTAAATGCTCATGGCCATTAGGAATATTAAACTCCTGTTGTAGTTCTTGTAATGCACAATGTATGCTTTCAAGTTTTGAATGTTCTATATCCATTCTATGCTCCTATATTTATCCAATATCCTGCACTGTAAACATGCAGTCTATATGGTGTTATTTTTTCTTCGACTTCTAAGTGGCTACCACAAAAATAACCAACTGCTTCGTCCATTAGGTCAAAATCTTTCTTCATGATGATTGCTTCTTGTTCATCTTTCCAATGCCATGGCTCAGATTTTTTTCCTAAATTGTTTAGCTTGTAGAGTTTCTGTGCAAGTTTGTTAAACCTTTTAAACCCTACTTCTAATTCATCTCTTGTATATTTCTTCTTTGCCTTTGGCATTTCGTTTACTAAAGTTAGTCCCATTGCTACACTTCCTCAGCGTTTATTTCTTCACGGTCATCTATATGTTCCCATTTAATATCATCACAATTTTCAAGGGCTAAATCTTCTGCTTGTTCCCAATCAGTAGCCATGACAACTGTTTCCTCTACTATTGTTGTGACTCGTCTCACAACAAATTCTTTTAAGTCTTGTTTAGTTATATTCATTTTCGTTCTCCTCATAACATACGCCACAAAGCATTTTATCTTTAGGCACTTGGTTTAAATCTTTGTAGCCATTATCTGCATAATTATTGTTATCAATAATATAATCAGCTTTATAGCCACACTCATTGCAACACCCTCTATCCATTACGCCCTCACTGAATATTCATCTTCACTTAAACCAACTTCAATAGAACCACCATTGGCAATTCTTTCTAGTTGGTCATCTTCTAAATGTAAGTTGAAAGCAAAGTCATCTCTACTTACTAGATATGAATCTTCCCAAACATCTTTGTTATATTTAGGATTGAATCCACTAGCATAGACAACTGTGCTATTAGTTTTTGGTGTCTTATCTTTTGGTGTTTGATAAGCGTTCATTAAATAAATGCCATCATCTTTTACAAGATAGAAAGATTTATCTGTTGTGTATTTATCTCTATAAGCTACTTTGAAATTACTAGCTTTGATAGTTTCCTTAGCCAACTTGACTAAAGACTTGTTAGAATTAAATTTTAATCGTGTCATATTTGTTCTCCTTTTTATTTATGATACTCACTAATTATACTCTTATTGCACACATTTTCAACTATAGACACACACTTTATAAGATAACAGAAGATAAAAAAAACATTAGATAAACACTTATTATTCTCAAAAACCACATCTTACCCACACATTGCCAAAATTTTTGCGTCCTGCTGGGTGTTAATGGATCATAACTTTTTGCGAACCAGCTAAAAATCGGAGCTGATCTTTTTGCGAGCTTGTGCGTCCTAAAGAATTTGCGATCCATTGCGTAAAAAAAAAATCAGACATAAAAAAAGAGGGCCTTGCGGCCCCCTTCAGTGTATCTAAGTTTTGGAGAACTTAAAGTCTATGGATATAGACAAGGCGAATGATACTACCCCGCCTGGAAATTGTAAAGTTTCTCATTCTTCCCCCTTAAAAAAGATCAGAACGCAGATCCCGAATACAGCTCCGCATATAAAAATTGCGACTGCTGGAATGATAGCTACATAATGACCTGTTAATGTGATCGGAACCATGACAGCTAATGCCGCCATGATCCCATTGATAGTTCCGATTTTTAAATCCTTCATTACGCCACCTCTGAACAGTCATACATCATATTACAGATCATGGCCGTGTATGAATCTTCGGGAACTTCTACACTAGCACCATCAAACCAGTCCATATACCAATATTCAGTAAGGTTAGGATAGATCCTGCATTCATCACTAGGCCCACCCCATGAAAACTGAAGTCTATAATATCCAGCGTTTTTACCGTCAGCTTCTACATGATCCCAACTTAACGCTGTTTGATTTACATAATCAAATAGATCCTCATATTCGTGGTAATAGTTGCCTTTGTGTTTATCAACAGCAATCAGAGCTATTTGCTCTCCTTCTGTTGCATCTTCCATTGCTTCAAAAAATTCCGATGCGGCTTTAAAGTCTGCTTCAGTCTCATTGAATTTTTCTTGTACTAGATCAGCACATTTTTTTTCTTGTTCCATTGTTAAGTTCTCCTGCTTTCGCTTATTATTTAACAGCTTTAATTATAGCATTTTACCTACACATTACAAGCACTCAATTATCTGCTGGGGATCTGATCGGATCGGAAACTTGCGGCCTCCTGCGTAGATCAAAAACTTTGCGACCTATTGCGTACTAAAATAAATGTGCGTCCGATTGCGTAGATAAAAATTCCAGGAATAAAAAAAGGGAGCTTCTCAGCTCCCCATGTTAGGCCCCCAGTCCTATTTTAATTTTCCGTCAATAATAATAAAGTCTCTTGACATATCTCTATGACTGACAGAATCCAATACTTCGCCGCCTTTGTCTATCCAAACTTGAACATAAAAAGGTTCTTCATACCAGCCATTATCTTTAGCTACCTTAGACCAAAAATCTCTAGCCTTTTCTACTTTTGATTTAAGACTCATATCGAACCTCTCTCATATTGTTGAAGTGTCTTTTGATTTCAATATCAACTTCGTAAAATGTATCACAAGACATACAATGCCAATCTTCTATTTCACCAGTACAATTGTCTCCAACATAAGTTAAATTATCTTTGCAGCATTTAGGACATTTTTCTATACTCATATTTTACTCCTGATCGGAGAGAGAGGCTTACGCCCCTCTCTTAGTTATAATATTATCAACCTTCATTGAGAATGTAGGTTGTACTTCATAAGATGGTCTATAACTAATTGATATATTAGCCATAGTTTTCTTATAGTTCATGACACATCTAAATCTTTTCTTGTCTTTATCAAGATGTAAATGTGATACTTCGCTCCAATGCTTCATGCTATGTCTAAGACCTAAGCCACTATCTTTCACTATAAGATGTGGCTTGATTTCATTGCGTATTGCATTAAGCAATTGTTTCTGTGCTCTTTGTATTTCTACAAATTCTTGTACATCTTTCGACATACTTTCTAGGTAAGATTTTCTAATGCCTAGTCTTTGGTATAGTTCTAACTGTTGCATTATTTAATTCCCTCTAGTATTTTGGCAACTCTCTCTAATTCTTTTAATGACATCTTGTTAAGAACATCATTGTTAATTAAGTTGCCGTTTTGCCAATCATCAAGAGCATTAATTTGCTCTTGTTCTTTTTCATTTTTATCGAGGTTGTTAAAGTAATCCTCGTTATATGTTTTACTCATATTAAGTTCTCCATTTAGTTAGCAGCTTAATTGCTACCAATCTATATAATAGATTGTATATTATTTTGCACACATTATCTACACTTTACACACATTAATGTAAATTAATTTATGGGACTCTATTGGGTTGAATCTCGTTTTTTGAAGTCGCGTTTTGCTTAGGGGGTACCCCCACATATAGGGGCGTGGCGATTTTTTTTTTGAGTATATAAATAACTATCAACATAAATAATTAGCCTCTAAACCATTTCACCCCCCCTTGCTTTAATTAGGTACCATAATGGGGTACCATATTTCACATGGAGAGAAACATTTTGAGATGCCTGATAAAAAAACTAAACTAGAACACGTACCAGATGCCGCTCTAAAAGAGATGGTCATGATACAAAACCGTCTCAAGCAGATGGAAGTCAGCAATGCTGCACACACAGACTTCATCGAATACGTCAAGCATGTATGGGATGGCTTCATCGAGGGCGAACATCACAAACTCTTCGCCAAGAAGCTAGAAAGCGTAGCCATGGGTAAGACTAAGAGGCTGATCGTGAACATGCCACCCCGTCATACAAAGTCTGAGTTCGCATCTGTATTCTTTCCGAGCTGGATCATGGGCTTGCATCCTGATATGAAAATAATGCAAACTACCCATACGGCAGAATTATCTGCCCGTTTTGGACGTAAGGTTAGAAACCTTATGGATACCGATGAGTACAAACAGATCTTTGAAAAAGTCAGACTCTCAGCAGACAGTAAGTCAGCAGGAAGATGGGAAACCAACCATGGCGGAGAATATTTCGCAGCGGGAGTCGGTGGAGCAATTACGGGTAGAGGTGCTGACCTCCTTATCATTGACGATCCTCATTCGGAACAGGATGCCCTCTCACCCTCCGCACTAGAGTCTGCATACGAGTGGTACACCTCGGGGCCGCGACAGCGTTTACAGCCTGGCGGAATCATAGTTATTGTTATGACGCGTTGGAGTACGCTTGATCTTACTGAGAAGCTCATCAAAAGAATGTCAGAAGACCACGCAGATCAGTGGGATATATTAGAATTACCTGCGATATTAGAAGATAATACACCTTTATGGCCCGAGTTTTGGAAGATTGAGGAGCTGGAGTCTGTTAAGGCTTCGATCCCTATATCTAAGTGGAATGCTCAGTATATGCAGAATCCTACCAGTGAAGAGGGTGCTTTGCTTAAGCGAGACTGGTGGCAGAAATGGGAACACGATGAACCGCCCAATACCACTTACATATTACAGTCCTACGATACCGCGTTTAGTTCTAAGGAGACAGCTGACTATTCTGCGATTACCACATGGGGCGTGTTCCGTCCTAGCGATGGTGCTCCTGAATCTATTATCTTGCTCGATGCTAGAAAAGGACGCTGGGACTTTCCAGAATTAAAGTCAACAGCCTATGATGAATTTATGTCTTGGCAACCTGACATAGTGTTGGTAGAATCTCAAGCAAGTGGTACACCTTTGACGCATGAGTTGAGGATGATGGGGATCCCAGTTGTGAACTATCGCCCGACTAAAGGAAGAGACAAAGTTACTCGTGTACATTCAGCTTCGCCAGTGTTTGAAGCAGGTATGGTTTGGGCTCCAGATACGATCTTCGCAGAAGAAGTGATAGAAGAATGTGCGGCTTTCCCATTTGGAGAGCATGATGATTTTGTAGATTCAACAACACAGGCTATACTAAGATTTCGTCAAGGTAATTTTATAAGATTGGACTCAGACGAGGAAGACGATGAGCCAGTCCCTAGACAACGAATATATTATTAGGAGTAATAACATGGTAAAAAAAGTAATAGCAAAAAAAATAGCAAAGACTATTAAACCAAAGCCAAAACCAAAAGCACCAAAACAGCGTATAGCACAAGGACAGCCAGCTCCAGGAACAAGAGTTGGCACTATGCAGAACCCTGCTAGTAAATCTGTAACTAAACCTAAACCTAGTCCAAAAGCACAGGTAAGAAATCAAACCGCTAAAACTAAAACCCCACCTAAGAAAACAAGTCCTGCAAACAAAGCAGTACCAGTACCTAAGCGTAAAGTTCCAGGAGTGGCTCCAATAACAGCTGGTATAGCAGGAGTAACAGCTGGCATAGCAGGTAGCAAAGGAACAAGAAAAAACAAAGGAGAATCATTTGATGATGCTTTTAGAAAAGCTAGAGCTAAGGGTGAAGCAACTTTATTTACTCACAATGGTAAAAAATACACTGCTGTAACTAAGGATGATCTTAAAAGAAAAGGTTATTCAACTTTAGCTGCTTATAACAAAGCTGGTGGTGCAAAGAAAGTAACAGCCAATAAATCTACAGACACAAAGAAAAAAAGAAAAAGACCTGTAATTAATGCAGTTAAAAGAGTTCTTTTAGGTAAAGATAAAAAGTTCGGTGGCGATAAAGGTCTTATTGATTTTATTAGAAAGCCTAAGAAAAAAGCTACTAAAAAACAAACTCAAACAACTCCAAACATAACTTTTATGTCTGGAGGCGGTATGCTAAACAGTAGCAAGCCTAAAAAATCTTCAAGAAGAGGAGTTGGTGCAGCTAAAAGAGGTTTTGGCAAAGCTTTAAGATAATGGGAATTAAACGACAGGGGCTTAAACATATTAGCAAGCTTGTAAAAAAAGTTACAAAAAAAGCTAAAGCCCCTAAAGTTGATAAACTAAAAACTAAAATTTATAACGCAGAAAACAGACTTCAACAAGATTCTCCATATTTAACTAGTAAAACTATTAACAAAGAATCTAAAGAAATACTTGAAATGAAAAAAGAGTATATGAAGCTAACAAAAGGCAAATAGTATGGCAGACATAGATAAGGCTATTACCTTTGAGGATCAAATAGAACTAGAGGTTCGTGATCGTTCAAAGGAAATGGAAGTTGAAGTTGACATCGAAGAGGAGAATCCTGACTTTGAAGGTTTTGAAGAAATGGACGATGGCTCTATTATGTTTGGTGCTCCTACACCACCCATGGAAGATACAGACTTTTATGCTAATTTAGCTGAAGAATTAGATTCTTCTGATCTTAGCAATGTTGTTAATGATCTGATGGGCAACATTGATTCTGATAAAGAATCCAGATCTGACTGGGAGAAGACTTACAAAGAAGGACTTGAATACTTAGGTATGAAGTACGAGGAAAGATCCCAACCATTCGAGGGTGCCTCTGGAGTTATGCACCCGCTTTTAGCCGAATCCGTTACTCAGTTCCAAGCACAGGCTTATAACGAATTACTACCATCTCAAGGGCCTGTTAAGACTCAAGTTATTGGCATGGCTAATGCTGAAACAGAGCAACAAGCTTCGAGAGTTCAAGAGTTTATGAACTACCAGCTTATGCAGGTTATGAAAGAGTATGACTCTGAAACAGATCAGATGTTATTTTATTTACCTTTGTCGGGATCTGCGTTTAGAAAAGTTTACTACGATCAAAATCTAGGCAGAGCTGTATCAAAGTTTATACCTAGTGAGGACTTAATCGTACCTTACGCTGCCACTGACTTACATAGTGCTACAAGAATTACGCATGTCATTGATATGTCAATGAATGATATTAAGAAATTACAACAAGTGGGCTTTTATCGTGACGTAGATATATCTACAGGTAGCATGATAGCTGACGATATTGATGAGGTTCAAGAAGAAATAGATGAGCTTCAAGGCGTTAGCCCTAGTTACGATGACAATGATACGTGCAGAGTTCATGAAGTTCATACTGAATTAGATTTAGAAGGCTACGAAGAACTTGACTCTGAAGGAGAGCCAACAGGCATAAAACTACCTTATATCATTACTATAGCCAATGATAAGGTGTTATCTATACGTAGAAACTACAAAGAAACAGATCAATTAAAGAGACGTATTAACTACTTTGTTCACTATAAATTCTTACCAGGGCTAGGATTCTACGGCTTTGGTTTGACTCACATGATAGGTGGCTTGTCTAAAGCATCGACTTCGATTCTAAGACAGCTAATTGATTCAGGTACTCTATCGAACTTACCTGCTGGATTTAAAGCCCGAGGCATTCGTATTCGTAATGATGATCAGCCACTACAACCTGGCGAGTTCAGAGACATGGATGCTCCTGGCGGAAGTTTGCGAGATGCCTTTGTACCGTTACCTTTTAAGGAACCAAGCCAAACCCTACTCTCTCTCCTGGGTATCTTGGTCGACAGTGGAAGGCGTTTCGCTTCTATAGCCGATACACAAGTTGGCGATGGTAATCAGAATGCTCCTGTTGGAACCACGATTGCTTTATTAGAACGTGGCACTCGTGTAATGAGTGCGATCCACAAAAGATTACATTCATCTCAAAGGATTGAGTTTGAGATACTAGCATCTGTATTCAGTGAGTATCTACCACCAGACTATCCTTACTTTACAGCTAACGGCAACCAAACTATTAAAGCTCAAGACTTTGATGACAGAGTAGACGTATTACCTGTATCAGATCCTAATACTTTCTCTATGAGTCAAAGAGTTATGATGGCTCAAGAAATACTGAGAACAGTACAAAGCAATCCTGAAATACATGGCCCTGCTGGATTACATGAAGCATACAGAAGAATGTATGGTGCTATGGGTGTTCAGAATATCGAACAGCTATTACCACCACCACCAGAACCTATGCCTATGGATCCTGCTAATGAGAATGCAGCTTTGATAGCAGGTATGCCTGCTCAAGCTTTTGCAGGACAAGATCACGATGCACATATTAACTCTCACATGTCGTTATATGGAACTATGACAGCTCAAGCTAATCCTATGGTGCTATCTTTAATTCAGTCACATATTTATCAGCATGTATCTTTTAGAGCATCTGAAATAGTTGATGAGCAGAATGCACAGAATCCAGAGTTCCAGCAAATGATGCAACAGATACAACAGTTACCGCCCGAAGCATCTGCTCAATACATGCAACAGATACAAGACAAGGTTGCTAAAGATATAGCAGCAGTGGTTGCTCAGTTGACAGAACAGATCAATGCTATGTTTATGCCACCACAACCGCAACCTGATCCTTTGGTAGAACTAAGAGGTAAGGAATTAGATATTAAGGCTGATGATGTACAAAGAAAACGTGAAGAATTTGCACAAAGACAAGAGTTTGATGCTATGAAATCTATGGAGAATACCAACCTTGCAGAACAGCGTTTGGCAATTCAAAGAGAAATAGCTACAATGAAGGACGACATAGCTAGAGAGCGTATGGATCAAGCCGCACAATTTAAAGCAATGGATATAATGAGAGGATAATTATGAGTTCAGTTAGACAAAAAATGCAGGCTGTTAATAAAGCACAGCTTAAAAAAGAAGAGGAGATTAACAATGGCAATGGGACGATCATCAATGAAGATGCAGATAGAAAAATCGACATCGAAGCAATCGCCAAGAAAGCAGACAAAGATGCTGAGAAGCTCCTTAAAGAAACCGCAGTCAAAGTTAAAAAAGAAAAGCCAAAAGCTAAAACTAAGTCTAAGCCTAAAGCTAAGACCGTAGTTAAAAAAAGAGGCAGACCAGCAGGAACTAAGAACAAGAAATAAAATGCCACTAAAAAAAGGTAGCAGTAGAAAGACTATATCTGCTAACATAGGAGAGTTGGTAAAAAGCGGTAAGAAACAAAAGACTGCTATTGCTATTGCTTTAAGCAAAGCAAAAAAGAAGTCAACCAAAAAAGGAAAGTAATATGAAAGTAAAATCAAGCGTAACGATTAAAGATCAAGGGACAGTTAATTACTCTGACCCTAAAAAAATTCCTAATGGCTCTGCTCCACAACCACAAGGTTATGGCGGTGGCAAGTCAAGAGGAGGCGGTGCTGCTCTTAGAGGTACTAAGTTTAAAGGCATTTCCTAATGGGACTTTTTAGTAAATTAGCTAAGGCGACAAGAAAAGGTATACCTGGCAGAGATTCAGGTGGAGGCATGGGATCAGCTATGGCTAGACCTGCTCCTAGACCTACCTTAGTTCAAGGCGGCCCAGCTTATTTTACTCCTGAAGGTTACACACCACCTATACAACCAGAACAAGCTTTCATGCCTACAGATGTTATGCGTGATCCAATCAGAGATATGTTTGCAGCTCAACCACCATTAAGAAGTATTCCTGGGCCACCTCCAATGCCTCCTCAAGATATTACTCCTCCTCCAATTATGTGTTTTGTGGCAGGAACTAAAATTGATATGGCTGATGGAACTAAAAAAGTTATTGAAAATATTGCAATGGGAGACGAAGTATTAGCTCTAAATGGTGAAACAGATGTAGTTTCTTATGTACATGATATTCCGAAAGCTGACAGAAGTTTATGGACTATAAACGATAGAATAACTGCTACAGATGCTCATGCTTTCTTAACTAACGATGGGTGGAAATCTAATAACTCTAAACTATCTAATACAGTTTATAACGATTATGGAATAGAGGTTAAAGAATTACAGCTAGGTGATAAATTAATAACTAAAGATGGTGTAGAAGAAGTTACAAAACTTGAAAGTGA